AAAGATGCCGTTAACGCAAGGGCGAGAGCTTATCGTGGACCAAAAAAAATCAAGTATGGTCTCTCTATCAATGGCGAAGGACCTTGGAAGAATTCTGGAGATTGTCATTATGATGAAATAGAAAGTTATGTTATACTATGTGATATGCTTTTCATTTTTCATAAAAATATAATAGATAAAGGGGGATTTGATAAAATAAATGAAATTAATAGACTGTGTGAATATACACAGAGTGCTATATGGAATAGCCGTAAAATCCCTCTAAATGTTATTGGTTTGTATTTAGAAAATACAAAATATAATGCCTTTTCTGGAGATATGAATATATAATCTTAACTAATAGAATGAGCTTCAATCCGTCAGATCCCGCCGTCCATGCGCAGATTCTTACCAAGCTTGCCTCTCTCTCTACAACAAGTGGTACGCAGCAGGCCGCTGCCGCCGCCAAGAGGTCGCAAGATTACGTAAACATCCAGGCTCAGCAGCTGTTCTCCGCCTACACGAGCCAGCCCGCCATCGTCAATTCCAACCAGATCGCCGAGCTCTCCAACTACCACAATATCCTCTCAGTTCGCCAGACCGCTATTACCGATGCCATCTCCACCCTGACTTCGGATCTTCATAACGCATCCTCAATCCATATCTCCTCTATTCCGAACCTCTCCACTCTCCTCGCCGAGCCCTATGTTCCCCCCGCCCTCTACAGGTATAACATCCTCTCTAGCTTCAACGGCCCCCGTCATTTCCGCCCCTTTTAGCTGCCCAACTAAGACAGATGGACGGATACTTACGCCCAGGTGGTGATATAACCACACTCTTGGATCTCACGCCTCGTGATTTTCAAGATAATGAATACACCCCTCTAGCTGCTGAAAAAACCTGGTGGCTACCCGACGAGACACGACGTCTCCGCCCCTTTTCCCTATCCGTTCAACAATTCCAGTTCCGAGGCCCCACGGCCTTCGGTCAACGCTTCACCTTTGATATCGGTTCCGTATCAGCAGGTGATATCCTCTTTAGCACAATCCTACAAATAGACCTGGGTCATTGGCTAGACGAAACAACCTTGAGCCGTATCCAAACGGGGCATTATGAGTACCTCCAAGACCCCTGGTATTATGCTAATAGTCTCGGCACTGTTATTATTCAACAGGCCGAGCTTGAAATCGCCGGCCAGACCTTTGAAATAGTGGACGGCGATTTTCTGAATACGGCGAGTCGTCTAGTCAATATCAATAGTCAATATGGTTTCGCAGTGGACGGCGTTGGTCGCCGCCCTCTAGACACACTCCAAAACACCCCACCGACGCGTCCCTTTCCGAATCAAACCAATAGTCTTTTGATACCCCTCCCCTTCTTTTTTCAGCGTGTGGCCCTTCAAGAAGGCTTTCCCCTCCTGGCCTGTCGTGAAGGATCGGTCCGCATCCATGTTACCCTCCGCCCGTTTACAGAGTGCGTTAGACTTCTCAGCGGACACCGTCCTGCGTGTGATACAGTTCCTCTGGATAAATCAATACCCTTTCGTGTCCTGTCAAAACCCTTTCGTACAACGACTACGGTGAAAACGGGGCATGCCGCACCCACCTTCCAAAACATTCAACTCATAACGTATTCCGCTCATACGGACGGCGCCATGCGCCAACGAATCTTGCGAGACCCCTTTGAGGTCCTAACCCGTGTTTGCAATACCTTCTATTTCTCAGAACCTCTCAAATACAGCACGAATAAGACAGCATCCGACGTCATTCAGGTTCAACTCCCCCTTGAACTGAATCACCCTATGGAGGAAATCCTCTGGTTTGTCCGACGAAAGGCCGTTGCGAATAACAACGAGTGGACGAATTATTCGGCAGTCTTATCACCAGACTACGACCCTGTATTCAATCCCTTTCGCCCCCTCCTACAACGTGCCGCCCTCCAGCTCAACGGAATAGATCTGATACGCCAAGAGGAGCAATGGTTTCGCCAACATATCGCTTCCGTCCATGCCAGCGGCGCCGCCTCCTATAACTCCTTTATCTATGGCTATTCGTTCGCTAAGAATCCTGGCGAACATCAACCCAGTGGCACGGCCAATGCGTCGCGTCTTCAATCCGTTCGCCTAACGCTGGACGTTAGCCCTCCTGGTGGGACATCAGACCAAGAGTGGGAAGTCAAGGTCTTTGTCATAACCTTGGAATGGCTCCGATTCCAGAATGGAATGGCCAATAAGATGTATACGGACTAGAACCCCTAAACGCTCCATGCTCTTCTAAATCAGAATGGCCTCGGCAGGTCTGTTAAAAATCCTTCATTCCGGCCTCCAGGATGAACGACTTCTTCCTCCCAAGGGCCAACCGAAAATAGAAGATTTCCAGAAAGTCTTTGTAAAAACGGGGCGTTTCACTACAGAATGGTATCGGGTGGATTTTGATAATTCGCCAAACTTTGGTCAAACGGCCAAGGCGACCCTTCCTCGCCGAGGGCATCTTATTACCCGAGCCTTCTTGATGGTAACCCTTCCTGATATTCGCACGCCCCAACTCGCCGCCCAAGCGGCGGCCGGCAGCAACTTCGTGGGCCCCACCTTTGGCTGGACGAATTCCATAGGACACGCCCTGGTGAGCCAAGCCCAGTTTTCCATAGGCGCAGCACCCATTGATACCTTGGACGGGCGTCTCCTAGAAGTCTTGGACGAATTCCACACCCCTCTAGAAAAAACCACCACCGTGAATCGCATGATTGGACGCCATGATAATGGATTTACTCAGAAATCTAACGGATGGAACACGCAATATCAAGAACTCGCCATCCCCCTCCCCTTTTGGTTTGCCCGTGGCGACCCTTCCGATGCCTTTCCGATTGATGCCATAGGCACTGATACGGTTCAGATAGGAATTACCTTCGCCAACACGAACGCCGTTCATTATACCGACACTCGCATTCTTCCGAACGACCCCTCCCCTATGGAATCCTCGGCGTGTCCCGTCTTGCCTGACCTCGCCATGCCCACCATTACGAATAGCCCGTTCTATCAACTGGATCCTAGCGGCACGCCCATGACTGGTCTGGATGGCACGACCACCCCAATTACGGTCAGTGATATCATAGGAATTCGTATGCCGCCTAATCTGTCCTTTCAAGATGCCTATATACTCTTAGAGTATGTCTATCTTGATAAACCAGAAGCCAATCGCATTCGCCTCGGTGATATTAGCTATCCGATTGTTCAACACTACGCTATCAACCCCTATGACACAAACTCCAATACGTCCTCCCGTATTCGTATGCGCATCCCCAATCCCACGAGGGAATTCTACTTCTTTGTCCATAGGAAGGATGCCGACTCCCTCAACGCCCCGTTTTTAGCAACGAGGGATATCAGTGGAGCCGGTCAAAAAGCTCCCTGGTGGCCCGATGCGTCAGGCCTCAATACCAAAGCTATTCTTCCTCTGGTGCCGGCGTATTCGGTCTTTGATTCTGAACCTATAAGCGGGTTGAGTCTCATATACGAGGGAAAATTTATACGATACGCAACAGATTCTCCTGCATTCTTTCGATCTATCCTCCCCAGTGTAGAGCAGAGAAAGACACCTTGGCACAATAAATACTATTATCATATACCATTTGGAACAAATCACGAGAAATTCGGTATATCCAATCCCATGGGCCACGCCAATCTAGATAAAATTCAATATATTGATTTGGCTCTAAACTTCAAACCTTACACTGGCACCTTCTTGGTAACAAATGTTCCAGACTATACAGTCTATGTATGGGCGGAAACATATAACATTCTGCGGGTCTACAGTGGTCGTGCGGGTCTCTTGTTTGCTTATTAAAAGACTGTGCGAAAAAAGCTGAGGTGAACCCCTTTCTCTTCCTTCTTCACCATTCGTGCCGCCTCGGCTCTTTCAAGACTCTTCTTAATTCGTTCCGCCCAGGCGACGGCCGATAGTTCCGTCTGCGGGGTAATGGTTTCCTCCACACAAATGTTTCGTGTGGAGCGAGTCAACATTGAGGGAAAGTCCCCTCGTTCTTCATACACGACGGAGGATGGTTCTACTTCTTCCTCAAACTGAGGTTGATTCCAACGAATACTGACCCAGTTATCATCGTCTTCACGAAAACGTGGGCGCAGCCATACCTTCTTTTTAGAAAAGGGGCTACTGAAAATATTTTTCTTGAGTTCTTCACTTAAAAAACGTCCCTCGTCCGTGCCCTTATTCCATGTGCGATACTGAATTTCTTCTGATTTTTCAGAGACACTTTCCTGAGCGATCTGGGATGACTCCTGGACCTCCTGGACCTCCTGGACTTCCTCCTGGACCTCCTGGACTTCCTCCTGGACCTCCTGGACCTCCTGGACCTCCACCTGGGCCACTTCCTGAACCACCTCATTCTCATCCTCTTCCAATATCCAAAAAGGATTTTTTGTATGTATGCCCTTAATATCAATAGTCTTCTTTGGCATGCTATACTATAGTATAGCTCTTGCCTTAGGTCTAAATACAATGTAAAATATAACTTCAATGAGCAAAACCGTATCGGTCATCACTATTACCCAGCTCTCAAGATTCCCCTGTATTGAAATACTGAAGGATATGATTGAAGGCCAAACCTATCCAGTACATCAATGGGTCATCGTGGAAGGCTCCAAGACCGCGGCCGATGCCGAGGCGAATGCGGCCAAGATTAAGGCTCTTCAATGTGCCGTGCCTATACAATACATTGAATATGAAGAAGGGGTTGCTCTAGGAGGCCTGCGAAACAAGGGAAACCAGGCGTGTACGGGCGATATAACCGTGGTGATGGACGATGACGACTATTACCCACCTGAACGTGTCGCCCACGCCGTGGAAAAGCTCAGCGCATCCAAGGCGAATATAGCAGGATGCTCGGCCGCCTATATGTATGATTACACTCTCAAGCGTTTCTATAAGAATGTAGAACTCGGTCCCACCCATTCCACCAATAACTGTATGGCCTGGAAGCGCAAGTATCTGGAGAAACACCGTCATGACCCCACCAAGACCTTTGCCGAAGAATCTAGTTTTACCAACGGCTTCAAAGAACAAATGGTCCAACTTAGCGCCGATAAAACTATCGTCGTATCCGCCCACAGTTCCAATACCTATAATAAGCGGGAGAACATTATGAAAGCGACTCATAAGATGACACAACAAATCAAGATGCTTGACATATCCCCTATTACACATATCAAAGAGCCCTTTTTCAAACGCTTGGAATCGGTCCTATCAGTAGCCTTTGATAGCCCCTATGATATTGTTTATATTACGGGCGCATTTTCTATTCAATGGGATCCTCGTTCCGAGTCGCTGGGTGGTTCCGAACAGGCCGTGGTACATCTGACGAGCGAATGGGCGAGAATGGGTAAGAAGGTTGCCGTGTACGGTGAAGTTCCAGAACTTACTCATAATGGCGTAGACTATATCGCATGGAATAAGTTTCCTCATCAGGCCAACTATAAGACTGTAATTCTTTGGAGACTCTATGGTCTGATGACGGCCGCTCCCTTTCCCCTGAAGGCCGAACGAATCTGGTGGGATCTCCACGATAATCTCTCAGGAGGAATGTTTCCTGATATTTTCAAACTCTATGGATCTGTTCCGCATAAGATATTCTTCAAGAGCCAGTATCACCAGAAGGAGTTTGAAAAAACTACGAAGACGCCCTGCGAAAGAGCGGTTATAATACCAAATGGTCTTCGCATATCCCTTTTTACCCAGACGGCA